TTATGGGATTTCTACAACCTTCACGGAGGGCTTTAGAACATCCTCAGAACTGGCGGGCGGGTGGGCGGAAGGGTGGGCAACTTCAATAACGATATAGCCATAGCCACCACTGGAAGGAGAGGGAGAAGGAAGGGAAGAAGAAACAGAAGGAGAGGAAGGAAAAGAAGAAGACCCAGAGGAAACAGAAGGATAAGAGTAAGAGGAAGGATAGGAATAGGAGGGAGAGGAACCAGAAACGGAGGAAGTAGGAGAGGAACCAGAGGGAGAGGGAGAACCAAAAAAAGAAGGTCTCTTTTCATTCTTTACTTCTTTCTCCTGAGACTGAGAAACATTAGGCTTAGGAATTATTCCACCGTGGGCTTTAACATACGAACCAAGCTGAGTAATGGAAAAGAGGGCGACAGCAACAGCAACAAAAAGCATAACGGGAGGCTTACCCTTAACTCCCTTCATATGTTCCACGAGGGCGGAACGGTAAAGGGCAAAGATTTTAGGGTCATACTTGATTACGGTCTTCTTTACGGGAACACCACCGATTATGGTCTTCAAAACTGCCATATTGGAAATGCCAAAAATACGAAGGCTTACGAGGCGGAGTTCAATCTCAACAAGGTTCCTTATGGCTTTGTTCATCCTCTGAATGCTTTGGGTGATGATGTAGAAGTCAAGTCCAAGGTGTCTATGATAGTCAAAAAAGAACTTTTGAAGCTGGGTTAGTTCCGTGTCCTCATCAATGATAGACTGGAATTCATCCAGATAGAAGAGAACCTTTCTGTAACCCAACTCACCGAAAAGCTTGGGAAGTATGAACCTTTTCCAATAATCCACATTTAGGATAGTCAGGAAGGCATTCCTGTAATTGCCATCATAATGCATATTGCAAAAAGAAAGGACAGTAGCGAGGAACTCATCCAAAGTCCAAAGGTTATTAACTTCTTTCCCGAGATAAAAGGAAAGCTTAGCCCTGTCCAAACCATCAATATTGGAAACAACAAGGTTAGTATCCTTCTTTAGGTCTTCAACAATTCTTTTAACTGCATAATAGGATTTGCCCGCCCCTGGAGTTCCTGTTATAAACACTATAGCCATGGCTTAGACCCTAAAAAATGGTATAAGGTTAAGGACAAACCTAATAGTTAGGGCGGTTACCAATATGACTATAGCCTGAGGAATACCAGAGTTAGCCAAAAACCAGTTATCAATGGTAAGGGAAGCCAGAGGAGATATAGGGATAGAAAGGGCAGAAAGCAAGGAAAGGACAAGGGAAAAAATACCCTGAAGCAGAGAAACAAAAGCACAATAAACAGCACACATGGCTAAACCCTCCTTATTGGGATATTTTTCCAAAGTTCAAAGATTGACATAGACACCAAAAGGGCAGAGATAAAACCAAACAGAGAAGCAAGCCCAACGAAAGAGTAAAAGATTAAATCCCTTAGCCCATCAAAATTAGCATAAAGCATTTGTTCCTGTTCCCTACATCTATCAGAATTGGAAACATCCTCCAGAGCATCAACAAGCGTATCAGTCATAGGAAGAGCCGAGGCTATCTCCTCACTGATAATCCAGTTAATGGCAGGGATGAGTTCATTTTCAGGAGAGAGATCCACAATAATACCAATCTCAGGATCAGGAGGAAACTCAAAATCAACACCGGGAGGAACCTCAACATCAGGGCGAACAGATGGGCGAACAATGAAACGCTGAGGAGAAGGAATAGGGAAAGGCTGGATTAGGGTATCAGGGTCAAGCTGAGGAAGAACTTCAGGAGATACCTCAATCTTTGGGAGAGGATCTCCCAGTGGCAAAGGAAAGGGAGAAGGAGAAGGAGAAGGGCGGACAGAAGGAGAAGGAGCAGGAAGAGGGATTTCTTGAGGATGGGTAGCTGGATTTTCAACATCAAACCTACAAACCCGACGACAAGAACAAAAACCACCAGAAGTGGAGGGAGCCCGAAAGTTAAAACAATTATCAACGAGAAGAACTAACCTAATTTGACAAGTGCAAACTATGCAGGGATCATAAACATAATGCCAATAACCAGGCGATCTATAAGCCTCACGCTTAGGATTAACAACAAAATACTCATCAATAGGATAGGGATTAAAGTAGTAAACGGGACTATCAGTTCTAACAGGAATAGATATAGTAGCGTCAAGATAGTAAAAGTAGTAGGAATGGAAAACCCACGCCAAGCCATCAGGACTATATTCCCAAGCCCAAGGATATAAAGGGTGACGAGGCACATCAGTAATAAGAATACCTGTAGGAACACGGAAAAGGTTCCCAGCACTGTAAGGAGACCAATCCATCAATGGAACATACCTATAACCAACCACACGACCATTAGCGCAAATAGCCTGCACCTCATAGCATCTGGAACTCACCGAAACGGTATAATAGCAAGGACTACCAATCCAAGGAAGCTGAGAAAAGTCAGGCAAAAGGGAAGGGTTAAAACCGCTTGGAACTATAAAGTCAATCCCAAGCCCAGAATGTTGAACACTCCTCCACTGAAGGTAAAGAAGATAACGAAGAAATGAAAGCTGTCCTTCCAGAAGATCAACATAGCCAAATTCCAACAGAGGATTAAAAAGCACACGGAGACCAAGCTTAGCAATTTCAGAAACAGAGGAAAGAAAACCAGACACAAGGCGATTAAAAACTCTTGTGTTATTAACTGCTTGAGAAGTATAAAAAAGGTCAGGGTATAAAGCCCTCAGGGCGGGAGAGATTACCTCTATGCTTTGTTTGAGTTCTAACTGACGGAGAACCAAATCCCTTAATTTTGCTTGCAAATCCGTGGCGGGCTGAAGGGTAGAATAAGAACGAGGATTTTGGATAAAGTCAATATACCTTTGCTTAGCAGAAGCAAAATCAGAAAGGGCGGTCTGATAAGCTTGCTTACTTGCCCTGAAATCGTCCAGTTTTCCCTCAGCCTCTAAGGTTTTTTGCCACATCCTTTCCAGAATTTCCAACGAGTCAGAGAGGGCGAGAGACTTCTCATAAAGATAGTTCAAATACCGAACGACATCGTCATTATCCACCTTAGGCATCTGAAGTTTAGCATCATAGACCACGGAGGCAGGGAAGCCAAGACCAAAGAGAAAGAGAAAAAGAACCCACCGCATAGCTACCTACGGAAGATAATGAAATAGGCAAGTATAGTAGCAAAAATAATCCAAGCAGTCTTAAGGGACATCAAAAGCAAACGCATAAGAGGGTGATTTGCTATATCAATAGTGGTATGGATGAAGGGAGGGAGATTAACCTCAATGGGTGGAGGAGGGTTATCTGCAACATTCAAACGGAAGGAAGAAAGGAAAAGGAAAAGGTCAGTGTTTTTAGCAGAGTTTATAAAGTCTTCCAGAACCTGAGAGATTGAAGGACAGGAACAGGAAGAAGAACAATAAGAGTCATCAACTATAAAAACGGAATTCCTTTCCCTACAAACGCACGCCCGACCCTGCCCAATATCTTCAAAACGACAGGTTAAGGCAAGGGCTGAATAGGAAGAAAGGAGGAAAAAGAGGAAAGCAATAACCGCCTTCATTTTGCAGACCTCTTAAGGGCTTTACCTAACAAAATGGCGGAAAAGGTTCCAAGAACTGTGGAAAGACCTAAAACCATCTTTAGAAAGTCAGACTTGAACTCCTGAATGGTTTGGTTTAACTGATTGAGGGCATTCACATACTCCAGACATTCACACTGGGATTGGGCAAAGGCAAAGGCTAACAGACTAAAAAACAACCCTAAGAACCGCATAAGCACCTCCCAGAAGACCAAAGGCAAAAGCAGAACCTATAAAGACCTTCAAAAAGCCTTCCTTTACACCCTGAAAAGTATCTATAAGGTTATTAACGGACTGACAGGCAGAACTTGAACCTGAACCTGAACCGCCAAAATCAGGAATATAATCAAGGAAGCAAGGAAAGGAAGAACAGGAGAAAGAAGGATCATCCTCAGAGGAAGAAGAAAAACAATCAATAACACCAGAGTCAGAAACCCGACAATTTAAAAAGACATACTCACAAGAGGCAAACATTGCAGAACAAAAAGAGACCGCATAATAAAAGAAAGGGTCTGAAGGGTCATATACAAATTCCACACGGACATTATCATAGGCATGAATGCAAACACAACCAAGTTCAGCATAAGGAGGAGAAGGTTCAAAACTGGCAGGATAACAGCATGTTCTTGAAAAGGCGGGCAAGGAACCCGCCAGAATTACCAAGAGGAGCAGGAGAATAAGAAGGCGTGGCATTATGCCCTGTTCAAAGCCTTCTTTATTACCTTGTAGGTGAGGAAGAATATCAGGATGGAAGCAACCGCAGAGAGAAGCCCTTGGATACCAGCTACGAGACTATTAACCGCACCCATTGCATCCTCAAGTATTCCAGCATGGGCAAAGCCAGAGAAGGCAAGCAAGGACAAACCAGAAACAACAGCTAAGTTAAAAAGTTTCCTCATGATAAAACCTCCTTTATGGGTTTTTGGGTTTGGGATTGATTGATTGATTGGTTTAACTGATTGGTTAATTGGCTTTCATAGTGTTTAAGGACAACATCATAAACAGAATGCCAATATGAACCGTCTTCTTTACCCTTAGACCAGTCTATAGGGAACGGAAGCCTTTCCACCTCATCCAAGAAGGCAAGAACAACCTTTTTAATGTGGGCTTTATCATCTTTGAAGAGGGAAAGGAAGGCATAGGGTGAGGAGTAATATTTGAAGAAGTCCCTAATCTTTTTCTTTGCCATGGTTTCCACCTCATAGCTTTTTTAAAATCCATATGGGAATGGTAAGCACCCAGATAAAGAAGAAAACACCAGTAAAGAAGGGCACACTCCCAACGAAAGCAGAAGTAAAAGCGGAAACTATATCAGCCACTATATCCATCACTTAGTCCCTTTCTTATCATCCACCACGGGAATGGGAGAAGAGAAGTCCTCAAAGGCAGAAAAGCTACCCACCGATGGGAAGGTATCACCCAAGGAAATGGTCAGCCCTGAAATAGGCACATCAATAACCAGTCCGGGAGATATTGGGAAATTAACGGGAGCAGAGACCACCAGATATAAGGGAAATTCAGGACGTTGATTAGTTAAACGCCCATAAAGCTGATAGATGGCACCCTGACGACCATTCTTTTCCCAAGTTCTCCTTTTCTCCACGAGGAGAACCTGAAGCTTGATAGGAGACCCAAAGTTTTCCAT